GTGGAGTTGGTGAAAGTGCATCAACTACTGCTACTGCGGCTAAACTGTTTGAAGCAATAGCTAAATTAAGATCACAAGGATATGACACATCAAACGATTGTGCGATCGTGTTACACCCTAACATCGCGTTTGACGTTGCGTCAACTCTTACTTCAACTTTTGCGGCTCCGGCTTCTCAAGTGGGTAACAGTGCATTGGCAAACGGCCTAATGGGCACCCTGGGTGGAGTTCCCGTGTATCAAAGTTCTTTAGTGAACTTAGCAGACGGTTCAACAGCTGGTGACTACGGTTGTGGAATCTTCCACAAAGATGCAATTGGATTAGCAATGATGCAAGACATCAAAATTGAATCACAAAGAGAAGCTACTTTAAGAGGTTTTGATATTGTTGGTTCGGCTATCTACGCAACTGGTGAGTTACATGACTTAGCAGGCGTTAGAGGAAGTTTCGACTCAACAATTGAGTAGTAATAACATCTAAGAAAGGAGTTAAAAACCTTTCGCTCATATTAAAAGCCCTGAGGAAACTTGGGGCTTTTTTATTAGTGCTTAACACTGTTGCACACGCAATAAATAAACTTTAGCAAGAAGGACTTGCAACACACTTTAACAGGAGGACTTTTAAGTGGCTAACTTTACAACTGATTCCGATCTCGAACAATACGAACCGGATATCAAAAATTACGGAATCCAAGATTACTCGGATCTCCACACACTATCAACTGCAGACGTAAAAAGAGACATTGAAATAGAATGGTTCCCTCGTTCTGGATCAAACAGGTACGATATAACAACACCCAATGATGCAGAATTTGAAGACAGCCTACTAGTAGACAGCCAGTGGACAAGATGTGCAGTGTACCATGTATTGGGACATTATATCTACCCACGTTTAAGTACGTTCGATCCTAATGGTGATGTATTCAGAGAAAAAATGGCCTACTACAGGCAAGAATACAGAACAGAATTCGACAAAATCTTAAGACAAGGAGTCAAATACGATTTCGATAGCAGTGGTACAATAGAAAGATCAGAAAAGAGACCCACACACTTCAATCGATTGGTTAGATAACAATCATGAGTGCCAGAGAAAACATAGCGATAGATATCGTTGCTCAATTAAAGAATATGTCTAAACCAGGAGCAGTCTTGGTTAGCAGAGAGTTCTTTGAATTTGAAAAACTAGCAATCACACAGTTTCCAGCAATACTAGTTGTCAGTAGCGACGAGGAAAGAGAAGATATCAGTATGTCAGAAAGACAAGGCACAATGCAAATAGAATTAAGATGTTTTGTCAGAGGCAGTGAACTGGACACAGCAAGAAACAATCTAATTGAAAAAATAGAAGAAACATTGGAGTTAAGCAGAGATAGAAATATAACTGTTGACAACACTGCCACACACTACGTACAATCATCAATTAACAACATAGAAGTCGTTGAAAGACAACAACCATTAGGGCAGTTTAATGCAACACTTTCAGTGACTTATGTTTACAAGAGAGGTAATGCATAATGTCAATACAAATGTATGATAAACAAGGGAATTCAAAAATAGTCGACAACCCACAGGTTCAAGACCATTTGAGATCAGGCTGGAAATTTAAAAAACCTGCTGTGACTGAGAAGCCACAGGAAGAAATCCAAACACAACCAAAACCAAGACAAAGGCGTATGCGAATTACGAAAGCAGATGCTGAAGTCATTAACAACAAAAAAGAGGAGGAATAGGCAATGGCTACTAACACAGCAATCTATTCAGGAACACAAGGAGTCGCTAAATTTGACGTTGGCGGTTCAATAACAAATGTTGCTTCTATCATTTCTTTTTCTGTATCACAAACAGGTGATACGATTGAGACTTCAGCAATGGGATCAACATCAAGAACTTATCTACCAGGACTAACAAACTTTACTGGCAGTTTAAGTTTATACTTCAGAGATGACGATGCGGCACAATCAGCATTGTTCTCAGGCGCGGGAGCGGCGGCGGCATCTATCGAGTTATTCCCAAGTGGAGCAACTACGGGTGTCAAACTATCTGGAGAAGTAATCATTACCAGTCACGAAATTTCGACTGCTAATGATGGGGCAGTTACGGCAGAAGTATCTTTCCAAGGATCAGGCGCTTTAACTAAAACAGATCTTTAGTAACATGAAGATTACGTTTAACAACAAGGCACTAATCAAATCTGTTAACGACGATGTCGAACAAGCAGTTAAGAATACTAGTGTTAAATTGTTAAACAAGGTTCGGCAATTATCACCGGTACGTTCCGGTCTGTTTAAGAACAGTTGGCGTATGAGTGGAAACAAGAAAAAATATACAATTTCTAATCCACAACCATATGGTCATGCACTTGAACACGGTAGGAGTAAACAAGCCCCACGTGGTGTGGTTGGACCAAGCATTAAGACAACAATAAAATAGAGGAGATATAAGATGAGTATAACTGACAAAATATCGAAACACTATGCTAACAGCATTAGTGGTGATATGAAAAAGATCCACGTGGAGGAGTGGGACACTGACATTTATTGCAGAACCACATATCCATTAAGAGACGAGGCAAAGGTTATCGAATTGCAATCCCAAGGGAAAACAATCGAAGCAGTTGTGGAGAGTATAATTGTAAAAGCCAGAGATAAAAACGGCAAAAAATTATTCCATGACGCTGACAGGATCAAGTTAATGAACGAAGCAGACCCAATGGTGGTCATTAAAGTTGGTTCATTAATTAATAATGTTAAACTAAGCCTTGATCAGGAAACTGTCGCAAAGGAATAGATTCCAATGTTGAGTTGCGATTTGTAATGGTGCTGGCGGATAGATTAAAAAAATCTATTCAAGAGGTATTGCAAATGACAACATTGGAAATTGAACTGTGGGCTGGATTTATGTTGTACGAGGAAGAAGAGAGGAAAAGACAAATGAGCAAACAGAAAACCATGCCCCAACAGGCAACAAGGAGACGTAGATAATGGCTGATGCAAAAACAAGATTAGGTATTGAGGTAGCAGTAAAAAACCAACGAGCACTTGGGCGTCTTAACAACGATGTTAACAGATTAAAAAGTAGCACCGGAAGTCTAGGTTCAGTAGCAAAAGCGGCACTAGGTGTCTTTGCGGCTATTGGTGCTACTAAACTTGCCAAAGGATTTGTTGACGTAAGCAGAAGTGTTGAAAGTTTAAGATTAAGATTTAAATTCTTATTCAACAGTGCTGAAGAAGGTGCGAAAGCCTTTGACGCATTAACGACCTTTGCTGGTAAAGTTCCATTCTCACTGGATCAGATTGCGGCGGCATCAGGTAACTTGGCAGTTGTATCAAAAAACGCAGAAGAACTTACAAAAAATTTAGAGATAACAGCCAACGTAGCGGCTATATCAGGATTAGACTTTAAGACAGCTGGTGAACAAATACAGAGAGCATTAGTTGGTGGTATAAGTGCGGCAGATCTTTTAAGAGAAAGAGGTGTTAAAGCATTATTAGGATTTAAAGATGGCGTCAAGATAACCACAGAAGAAACAGCGGCGGCATTACAAAGAGATTTTGGTCCAGATGGAAAATTTGGACAGGCGGCAATAGCATTAGCAAATACCTTTGATGGTACTTTGTCAATGATAGGAGATAAGTTTTTTAACTTCCAATTAAAAGTTGGAGACGCTGGTGGGTTTGATCAATTAAAAGCCGCGGCGGCATTATTAGATGATTTTTTACAAGGCAAGTTTGGAGACATACAAAAGTCTGCAGAAAAAATTGGTCAAGGAATAATAACTGCAACAGAGGACATCTTGTTAGGCAGTGGACAGATACTGGATGCAATAAGTCCTATATTCACTTTTTTAAGACTCAGTTTCAATAACATACTAACAGCCACAGATGCATTACCCGGACCAATAAAAACTCTAGGTGTGATTGGTTTCTTAATGTTAGGACTAACAGGTAAAGCCATAGTGGTTGCTATTGGAGCCGCTCTAGGAACAATTACTAATTTATTTGCTGACTTTATGGATGTGATGGCGGCCGGACAAGAAAAAATCGGCCAAGTGTTAGATGCATTAGGGTTTGAAGAAAAAGCACAAGAATATAAAAATGCCGGAAGTAGTTTAAGAAATGAGACTGACAAATTAAGAAAGAAATTTAATGGCCTAAGTAAAACAATAGATGGCACTAATTCAGAATTAGACATCATGCTGATGCAGATGGCGGATGGTACATTATCTGAAGGAAAATTTACCACGAAGGCATTGGAATTAGTTGAAGCCCTACGAGAAAAAAGAAAAGAACTAAAAGCAGTCAATGAAGAATTAGATGGCATGATAGGCAAGAACGGAGAATTGATTGAACAGGATGACACGTTGTTGGGCAAAGTCAAAGACTTAACTGGTGCATACAAAGGTGGCTTCAAAAATGCAATGAAGGAAGGTGCTGACGCACAGAAACAATTAGCACAAGCAGGAGCCAATGCATTCAATGGAATGGCAGACTCACTTGCAAACTTTGTAATGACAGGTAAATTTAATTTCAAAGACTTTACTAGATCAGTTATATCGGACTTGATGAGGATTGCGGCTAGGATTGCAATTATTAAAGGTATAGAAATGTTAACAGGATTTAAAATACCTTTCCTTGCAGAAGGTGGTGTAGCAAAAGCAAATCAACCAGTTGTTGTTGGTGAGGAAGGACCAGAATTATTTGTTCCTAACTCTACTGGCACAGTTGTTCCAAATGACCAGCTGTCATCAGGTAGCGGAATAGGTGGAATGGGAGGAGAAGTTGTTGTAAACTTTAACATCAATGCTATCGACTCACAGGGCTTCGATGAATTATTATTATCAAGAAAGAATTTAATTGTTGGTACAATACAACAGGCATTTAGACAGCAGGGTAGGAGACTTGCTTAATGGCACTGGAAAACAGGATAACAGCAATCAATTGGCAAAGCAACGTTGAGACCATTAGAAACACTGCGTTGAGCGGCAAGAGATATGTTGCAGACTTTGGACATCAGTACTGGAGTTTTACCATACAAACACCCCCGCTTACTAGAGAACAATTTCAAGATGACTTTGCAGTTTTATTCAACAACACTGAATCTGCAACCACACTAGATATAAAACCAGGTATATTCCATGATGCTAATGGTAGTGTAGATACTACTACAAGCCCATCAGGAGCAGGGGTTTTGGAATCAGCGGCAAGAAGCAAAGGTGCTAACGTTATCGACTTTGAACTTACTGACACCAGCACTGCAGGAATGAGTTTGTCTTTTGGAGACTTTTTTCAATTTGCAGATCATAAAAAAATTTATATGATCAACACCGATGACGCAAGTCTCGATCCAGCAAACTTTGGAGGAGCACCTTGCACCACAGCACAATATTCGTTCTTCCCTCGACTAATAAAACAAACAAGTACAGGAAATGTTAAGTTTAATGATTTAAGTGTGCAGGTAATTGCTTTAGGAGAAACAAACAGTTTTAGCACAAATCAAAATGGACTGTTTGTGTTTGAAAAAGAAGTTAGGGAGGTTTTCTAATGGGTAACATAAGTGCTAATCAAAATTTTAACGATACTGGCAAAGCAGTAACATACAAAGTGTTAGATTTTAAAAGTATCAATTATGGATTAGGTGTGGTCGACTCTGGGCAAAAAGCAACACAAAAATTTTTAGGACATCGTTGGTCATTTACTTTACAGTCACCACCATTGTTAAGATCAGAAGCATTTGAAGTTATGAGTCAACAGTATACTGGTCAAAGTAGTACCACTGTTTCACCCCCAGTTATTTCTAACACAAGTGGCACAGCAAGTGGCACTGTAACTGTGCAACTTTTATCCAGCACATCACCTGCCTACAATTACACCAAAGGAAGCACAACAATTCCAGTAGCAGGCGGAAGTGGCACACTAAAGAAAGGCGACTTTGTTAAATTCAGCGATCACACAAAAGTATATCAACTAACAGCAGATACTAATCTAGATGGATCAACTGTAGATACTATTTCAATATTTCCTTCACTGCGTCAAACACTAACAGCAACCACAGTTGGTTACAACAGCATTGTTTGGACGGTAACTAACACTAGCGATGAAATTGCAATTGACACAAATCAAAATGGCTATTTTGAATACAGCATTGATTTTATAGAGGACGTATAATGCCAAGAATAACAAATTTAACAAATACACAATTAGAAAAATTAGCACTCAGTCAATTAAGGATTGTAGATTTAATTAGACTTGAATTGCCAAATGGAATTGTAAAAAGATTCACTAATGACAGTTTTGATGCAACTTCAAACCTTGTTGATGGTAGTACTAATGAAACGTATCTAACTGGACAAGGATATTTGTCACACAATGCACTGCCTTTAACATCACAAATAAATGCCAACAGAATTGAAATAACTTTTAGTGCGGTTGCTACAGATTCATCTGTAACAGAACCAATAGCAAGAACTTTATTGAACAATCCAGTGTCTGGCGGCACAGTGCATATCATAAAAAGAGTTGATCCTGGATTAAACGATGCCAGTAATGGCGGTGAATTTTTAGCGTTCAAAGGGTTAATGGACAACGTGTCATACAAGGTTACAACAGATGATGCACTAGTAACAGTTTTTTGTGGAGGTCCTTTTTCAAACTTTGATAGGACTGCAATTTATGGTTTTACAAACACAGCCTCACAACAAAAACTTTTTCCTAATGACACAGGATTTAATTTTAGTGCAAACAATGTAAGCAACATAAGGTGGGAAGAATAATATGGGACTATGGAGCAAGGTTAAAAGACGTGCGGCAAAACTAATTCCTAATGAGGTTAAAAGAGGTGTAAAGGCCGTAGTTGATCCAGTCTTAGATTTAGGCTCATCGGTAATAAAAGCAGTTATATCACCCTTCACTGGTGGATTTGATTTGCCTGATACAAGTATTAACACAGGCCAAACCAGTGCGGCTATCAAAGCCGCCACAATAGTAGATTTCAATGCGGCCAATCAAGCAGTACCGGTGTTATATGGTAACAGATTAGAAACAGCCACAATACCTGTGTTCATTGGCACGTGGGGAGACAACAGTGCTGATACATCAAGACAATATTTGTACATGGCGGCAGTTATATCACAAGGCTTTCACGGTTCGAACAGTGACATAGGGGCATCCAGCTCCTTGAACGGTGCAATGGGCAGTTTGCTTTCAAGAATGACTATTAGTGGTAAACCTGTGCACCTAGGCGGATTAACAAACACTGCCAATCCAAACTATTCACAAGGCTACGATGGTAGCACAGCATTAAATTTGCAAGAAGCAGATGGTGGCATATTTGCCTCTGGCAAGGGTGGTGTACAACCCGCACAGCATTCAATAACCAAAGGCACATTTGCCAACAGATTAAAAATACAATATTTTGATGGCAGTTCCGATCAACCTGTTTCATCACTGTTGAATGAACACCCCGAATGGAGTCCAACAGGTGAAAGTAAACTGAGTGGCATGCACTATGTGGCATTAAGATTTTTAATACAAGCGGCTGACGTTACTGTGAGTGGTTCA